TGAAGGTCGATGTCGTACATCCTCGCAACGGCGATAAGGTATTCGCGAATGACAGGAGTTAACGAGTCGGTTGTCCAATACCCAAGAATCTTAAGCTTGTACTTCTCAACGTCAAGATTGCGTGCGACGGAGATTTTGCGAACCGCCTTGACGACGTCCGCGTACGAAGCTAGCGACTCGAGGGGCTTAGGATAATAACGCCCGAGGAAGAACGTGCCGTCCTCCGGACGCGAAAACGCCACTTTGAGCTTCATCCCGATCGCCTCAGTAAAGAAAATGGCAGAGGCGTTCCAATCATCGTCAGAAATACCCGGGAGATGTGGCCCAACACCGTCGTCGCCGAACTTTGGCCCGATGACGGCGTACGGAACGCTGTAGATGTCGACTTCGTGGTCCTTGATCATGAAATCCCCCCAAAACAGGTGGGTGAGATCGCCGCTCTTCTCAGCGTAATGCTTGAGTGCGGTGCGGATCGTGGTCCTCTTGACAGCCGTCAAATCCAGCTCCGTTTTGTGGCGCAACCGATACGTGGTCTTCGTGATTGCAAGGCACGTTGACACATACTCGACGAAAGCGGAAATGACGGTGTTAAGCTCCGTTGTCACGCCGGATCCGCTATTGTTCTTGAAGCCAGTCTTGATTGGCTTGCCGTTGAGCATGGTCGTGAAGTCCACATTCGCCTCGAGGATCTTCTTGACCTCGTCGTAGTCGGCGGAGTGGACGAACGCCAGGACAAACTCGACGAACCAGGAGTAAATGTATTCACTGATCGTCTCATCCATCTTGGAGTAATCCGTGTCGTGCAGGCCGCTCACCTGGCCACCTTTATCAGCATCAGCGGCATGCATCGCAATCTCAGTGAGCTTGCGGATGGACATGGCGATGTCGTGGGGAGAGTTGCCAGGTTGGTAGAACCCGCAGTGCTTGAGTACTTCCTTGACAAGGAGGCCGACTCGTCCTGTCTGGATGGCCATTTCCTCAGTGTACTGCGTGATCCCACGGGGCGCGGAGCTCGCTTTCGGCCCAACCTCGTGCTTCAGGTTTGTCTTGGGGACCGTCTCGCGAGCGACGAGTTCGGCATTGCGTTGTAGACGCGCGGCTTGTAACGCTTGGGTGCGCCTCTGGTAAATGATTTCAGGGCCCACCAGCGTAACCGATCCCAAGGCGATGCCGTTTTCGCCTGAGACCTGATCGATGAAGCGTGGAAGAAGCAGCGATGCGATGTCCTTGATGTTGGCCACTGGATCGATCTTGTTGCTAAACTCCTTCATACGCTTCTTCTCGTACGCGTCGTGCGCAGCGTCGGACTTCGTATCCGCCACGCCAGGTCCGCCACCAGCGACATTCGGCGCTGCCTCAGCGGCGGTTCCATCCTCGACCACACCGTCGTCAAGTGACCCTGCTTGACTGGTGTACATGATATTCGGCCGAGGGCGATATTCGATGGGAATCCCGAAGAATGCCACAAGAAGCGGCTCAAGCCCTCCGGGGCGCCAGATGGTGTGCATCTGCATGGTGCGCTTGACTTCCGAGACGCCATACCCCTTAGGGCGGTTCTTCCCCATGAGGCTAAACACTTTGTACTGGTTCTCGGTCAATTCCATCGAAGTCTCCGCGCCCTGATCGTAAGCGTACTTGATGCTAAACGTCGGGCACGAAGTATCACCGAACAGGCCCAGCAGAAACGTCTCCTGCTTGACCATTGAGCTCCCCTTGACGACGACGACGTTGCTCGCCTTGCGGAGAGGAACGCCCTCGAGAGGAGCACCTTGAGCCACGTCACACATCATGTCGCAAACTGACTTCGAAAGTGTCGTCGTCGTGTTGCGCGCCAGCCAGACCCACTTGTGGTGCGAGCCAGGCTGGTATTGAATGCAGACGTTGTACGTCGTGAACGCGGTCTTACCAAGGTGTTCGATGAAGATAAAATCGTTCGTCGCGTAGTCCCATGGGCGCTGATTGTTGTAAGTTGCGCCATTAACAGTTGCGACGCGCTCAGTGACAACCACTTCGCCATTCGCCGCGACCGTATAGTACCACGTGGAGTCGGTACCAACACCCGCGAGTTTGTTGTACTCGGGAGTGATGATAACCATGTTCTCACCGGCA